ACATAGGAATTAAAACATCTTTATTCATTTTAAGTAAATCGCCTTGGATGGCGATGATCTTATTTAGGTTTCTAATTTCTTTTTCTTGAATAGTCATTACATACTCATCATAGCTTCTTCTGAAAACTTTGAGATGTTGTGGGAATCGATTTGTTTAGTGATGTCGTCTTTAAGACCGATAAGACCAACTCCAGTAATGCCGTTGGATTTAATAACTACCTCGATTATATCTTTAAGCGATACACCTGACTCAAATAGGAAGTCATAAGCTTTTTGTTCGTCGATTGTAAATGTTTTCATTTTATTTCCTTTTAGTTTTATTATTTCCAGACAGTAAGCATCGCAGTAATGTGCGCTCTAGTGATTGGGTAGCCGTGGGCTTCAAGAACCGAAGCCATACTTATTGGGCTGTTATATTCTCTTGCATATTGGTATGCTTCATCGTTTTTAAGAATTGCGTGTACTTGTTTTGCGTTCATTTTGTAACTCCTTTTTTTTGTTTTTAGTTTTATTGTTGATGTTGGGACCATTGTATCATCATTTGACAATATGTAAACCCTATTTTACAAAAAATAATTTTTATTTCTCAAATAGTTAATTTATAATAGCACTTTCCACCACAACACAGGAGTTTTATGTACGAAAATTTAATGTCTTTTGAACAAATCCAAAAAGGACTAAAAGATAAAAGGTTATACGCAGTGAAAGACGCTACCGGTATATCTTATCCAACACTTAAGAAATTAGCTGAAGGCGTAAAGGCGAATTATACAGTAGCAACGCTTTGCGCGGTTAGTAAATACATCAATGAGTCTCAGATAGATAACACAGAACATTAACCGAGGGGAATAATGACAAATAATTCTACGATACGCCAGTATCTAGCTTCAGGGAAGCAGCTGACAGTGTTAGCAGGCAAAAGGCCAATAGTAGATAACTGGACAAAGAAAAAGATCGATGAGGAAAGAATCTTCAGTCATAAAGGTAATCTCGGCTGGGTTATAAGTGAAAAGGATCTGGTGATAGATGTAGATCCGCGTAACGGTGGTGAGGATAGTTTTAAGCATTTAGTCTCCGATTTGAAGTTAGATTTAGAGCCAACAGTGTTAACACCTAGTGGTGGCTTTCATATCTATTTATACGTTCCAGATAAAGATATTGGAAAAAGTTTCAAAAAGAATCTTAAGAAATATCCAGGTATTGACTTCTTAACTCAAGGCACTCAATGTGTTATTGTTGGTGGATCAACTGAGGTTGGTACCTATCAATGGAGCGAAGACATCTTCGGTGAGTTTAAACAATCTAAAGCACCTAAGTCGCTTATTAATCTATTATCAAAAGGCAACAATAAAAGTTCAAGTACGGGTGTGCTAGGAGACTTTGAAGGACTTATCGGCGATGACGGTATGCCTGAGGAAAAGGTTTTAGAAATCCTTAGCAAACTTGATCCATCTGTACCAAATGATGAATGGGTTCGCATCGGTATGGCTTTACATCACTGGCATCCTACCAATGGTCTTGCATTATGGGAAGAGTGGAGCAGGGGCGGTACTAACTATAAGGAAGATGAGACAGCTAAACGCTGGGAATCATTTACTTCTGGCGGTGGTATTACTTTAGGCACTGTTAGTTATATGGCTAAGGAAGTAGATTATGATGCAGAAGCTTTAGAAGTAAGAGAGATTTTAGATAAGGTTAAGAACTCAAGTGAGAAGGAATTAGAGTTCGACCTAATACCTTCAATTAAGAAAGTTGATCTGAATCGATTTAATCGAGAGAAAGTAGCTAAGGCGATTCAAGACCGCATTAAGATGTTATCCGATGTGCGTATGCCTATTGGTAACATTCGAATGATGATCGGTAAAGAAGTAGCTGAAGGTGAATTGGTAGATGAAAATGAAAAGCCTAAATGGTGTGATGGTTGGATTTACGTCAATAGTCATTGTGGTTATATGGACCTTAAAACTTGTGGCATACATAAAGCTGAGTCATTTAATGTTGAGAATGGTAAATATATACCGATTAGTGACTCTGGCACAAAACCTTCAGCCTCTAAATATGTATCTGATCATGGCTTTGTTAATAAGGTAGACGCAATCGCATATTTACCAGGTGTTGAGGAGACAACTGTTGAACTTGAAGGCCGTACGTTGTTTAATGTGTTTAACCCAAAGACATTACCCGTAGAAGCAATAGAATACACGGAGGAAGGCAAAGAAGCTATTGAAACTGTTAAGAAACACATCAAATTCATCTGTACAACCGACGAGGATACAGACATATTCCTTCAGTGGATGGCATTTCAAATACAACATCCAGGTAAGCGTATGCTGTGGTCACCAGTGATTCAATCAATCCAAGGTGTAGGTAAATCGTTCTTTGGTGAGTTACTTAGAGCATGCTTAGGCGATAGGAACGTAGGTACGGTATCACCGACCCAAGTTACCTCAGACTTTAACGGATGGGCAACGAACGTAGTTGTTAATGTTTTGGAAGAGTTAAGAGTAAAGGGACACAACCGACATGAAGCAACAAACGCCCTAAAGCCTCTTATTACTGACAGAATGATACAGATTAATGAGAAAGGTGTTAAACCTTACATGACCTATAACACAGCGAATTATATCTGTTTCACCAATTATAAAGATGCTTTACCATTGGGAATGGATGATCGTAGATGGTGGGTTATATTTGCACCAATTCGAAGTTTAGAGGAAATGCCTAAGTATGTTGGCATGGAATCGGGTGAGTATTTCGCTAAGTTATTCCATTCGATTAATAATTATGGCTCAGAGATTCGTAAATGGTTTCTGGAATATCCTATTAGTGATGAGTTCAAACGCATCAAACAGGCGCCAATGACTGCTCATAAAGAATTGATGATTGCTACAGAAGATGCGGGGATGGATGGGCTTTTAGAGGTTAGGGAATTGATCGGGGAAGGGTACCAATATGTGAATAAGGAATGTGTTTCTCAAGGTGATTTGAATGATTTAATCTTGTTTGAACATCCAGAATTGGAGGTAACAAAAGCAACGATTCGGAACATTATGAAGAAGTTACATTATGATTTAAACCCAAAATTGGTGAAGGTAGATGGTAAACCTCGAAGGATTTGGACGAGGCATTCTATGACTAATGATGAAATCAGAGAAAGTTTCGTTACATTTTAAGTTTTGTTACCTTTTTCGTTACCTGAGAGAAACGCTTTGTTTATATATGTTTCTCTTTATTTATATACTAAAGGTAACAAGGTAACAAATAATAAATAGATATTGTATAAAAATAAAAAAATATATATAAAAAAAAAGATTTATATATAAAGCAACTAAGGTTTGCAAAACGTTACCTCAGATCGTTACCTTTGGTTTCACTGGGGATTTTTAGATAAATTGATATATAATGATGAACAAATATATTTGATCGGAGATTAAAATCATGGCACAGAACCCAGTAAGACGTGACACAAACAAAAAGATGATGCTCGTGGCATTAAAAGATTCTTTAGGTGTAGTTATGCCTGCTTGTGAAACTACGGGCACATCCAGAACCACTCATTATATCTGGATGAAAGAAGATCCAGAGTATCGTAAAGCAGTTGAACAGTGTAGAGAGGAAGCTATCGACTTTGCTGAGACAGCATTGCATGATCAAATCCGTGGAGGTGGCGTACCTTCTACAATTTTCTATCTTAAGACGATGGGCAAGGATAGAGGATATGTTGAAAGACAGGAATGGGATGTAGATGGTGGTTTGAGCTTGGAAGTTCAATTCATTGAGTAACCGGGTACAGATACCCAAGCCATTCAAACCTCTATTTAAACCTTCTCGATATAAAGTTTATTATGGAGGACGTGGAGCAGGTAAGTCTTGGAGTTTTGCATTTGCTTTACTGATAATGGGCGTTCAGTCCAAGAAAAGGATACTTTGTACTCGAGAGATACAGGGATCGATTAGACAGTCAGTTCATCAGCTTTTAACCACTTGCATCGAAACGTTGGGTCTTGAAAGGTTCTATAGGATCACTAGGGACAACATAACGGGTGCAAACGGCACTGAATTCATCTTCCATGGACTAAGACATGACCCCATGCAAATTAAGTCCTTAGAAGGCATTGACATTTGTTGGGTTGAGGAAGCACAAAAGATCACTCATGAGTCATGGGATATACTTATTCCGACCATTCGTAAGAGAAATTCTGAGATTTGGATAAGCTTCAATCCTAATTTGGATACAGATCCAACCTATCAGAAGTTTGTTATCAATAGACGAGATGATATTCTACTCAGAAAGGTTAACTATGACCAAAACCCTTTCTTTACTCCTGAGCTACAGGATGAGGTTGATCATCTTAAGCAATTAGATCATGAAGAGTATCTACACATTTGGGAAGGGGAATGTAAGAAGTACTCCAGTTCCCAGATCTTTAGGAACAAATTTAGGATCACCTCCTTCGAAACACCAGTTGATGCAACGTTTTATTATGGCTTAGATTGGGGCTTCTCTCAAGATCCAACAGTGATACTAAGATGTTTTGTTGTTAATGATGAGCTATACATCGATCATGAAGCAGGCGGTGTTCAAATCGAATTGGATCATACTTATCGATTAATTGATGCAATCCCCGATGCAAAAAAGTATATAATCAGGGCAGATAGTGCTAGACCGGAGTCAATTAGCTTTGTTAGAAGACAAGGATACCATATTGAATCGGTACATAAATGGTCAGGCAGTATCGAAGATGGTATCGAATTTATTAGGAGCTTTAAGCAGATCAATCTCCATGAAAGATGTATAGAGACTGCAAGTGAGTTCGTTAAGTACAGTTATAAGGTAGACAGATTAACTGGTGACATATTACCGGTTATAGTCGATGAGCATAATCATTATATTGATGCACTGAGATACGCATTACAACCGATGATTAAGATGAGAGGCAAACCAAGAGTGGCAAAAGTTATAGGAGCATAAAATGGGTAT